ACTAGTACTACCGCAGTTGCTAACTTAACAGCATCAAATTTAGCTTTGTCGGCAGGAACTGGAGCAACGAATTATTTGACATTTTCGGCCACTGCTACGGGTAATCAGCCACTTACCACAAACACAGCCTTGACGTACAATTACACGAATAACGCCCTTACTGCTGGCATCAACGGAGGAACCTTCTAATGGCTCAATCTGGCTATACCCCAATCGTTCTGTATCACAGTGGAACTACTGGGAATACTCCTACCACCATTACTGCTGGTGAACTGGCTGTCAACACAACCGATGGCAAGTTATTCCTTGGTACAGGTACAAACACATACACCACCCTTCTAAATGTTGGTAGTAACACTATTACAGTTGGTGGGAACGTTACTTTTTCTGGTGCTTATGCGACGACTGTAACGGTCACAGGGGCCACTTCTGTTACTTTGCCTACGTCGGGCACAGTGATCAGTAGCGTGACAGCTCTTCCAGGCGCGGTGACAGGCACACCATCATCAACAACTTATTTGCGTGGCGACGGAACATGGGCTACAGTCAGTGGTGGCGCCACAAAATCGCAAGCAATTGCATATGCGATTGTTTTTGGTCTATAAAGGAAAATCATGGCAAATCCAAACATTGCGGCGCTAACGTCCATATACGGCAACACTGCGTATGTGGTTCCCTCTACCACAACGGCCACGACAAGCTGGACTTACAACGGTACGACTACGCTGACGGGTTTGACGCCTGCCACAAGCACCGTTAACAAGATCACTGGCATCATCGTAGCGAACACGACCGCATCGGCTGTGGCTGCGACAGTGGCTGTTGGTAACAATGCCACCTACGGCTCGGCAACGGTTATTTCGTATCCTTGCTACCAGATCTCAGTGCCAGCAAATGCTTCGCTGATTGTGGTGGATAAGACGACAGACTTGTACATTACTGAGAACCAGTCCTTAGCGGTAATTTCGGGAACAGCCAATGCGCTGACCTTTACTGCTGTGTTTGAAGCCTACACCTGATATGAGCAATAGGTACGTTGGCGCTTGGATGCAAGACGGGGCGTTCAACCCGCTGGTTGCGCCTACGCCAATTTATTCTTACGGTTTATATACATGGGGTTATAACGGCGTTGGTGAACTTGGTCTTTCAGATAGGACTAACCGATCTTCTCCAGTACAGGTTGGAGCGCAAACTAATTGGAATTTTGTAACCGCTGGAAATCAATTCGCTCTTGCAGTTAAAACAGACGGAACCCTTTGGGCTTGGGGTCAAAATTTATATGGTGCGCTAGGTTTAGGCAATACAACTAATTATTCATCACCTAAACAAGTTGGATCATTAACAAACTGGAAAATAGTTGCTGGAACAAATTTAAGTTCAGTAGCAATTAAAACAGATGGCAGCCTATGGTCTTGGGGATATAACGCCAATGGTCAATTAGGATTGGGAAATACAACATATTATTATTCTCCTAAACAAGTTGGAGCTTTAAATAATTGGAATTCAATTAGTTGTGGATTTAAACATGTTGTTTCAATAAAAACAGATGGAACATTGTGGGCATGGGGAATTAACAATAATGGTCAATTAGGTACTAATAATACTACAAGTTATTCTAGCCCTAAACAAATTGGCGCCTTAACAAATTGGTTAGCAGTAGCAGCAGGATATTATTTTACAATAGCCACCAAAACCGATGGAACACTTTGGACGTGGGGACAAAATAATTTTGGTCAATTAGCATTAAATTTTACCAATTCTTATTTAGCCTCCCCTATTCAAGTTGGCGCATTAACAACTTGGAAATCAGTAAGCAATGGTAACTATCATGCAGGCGCAATTAAAACAGATGGAACTCTTTGGACGTGGGGTTTTAATGGTGCTGGTCAATTAGGAAATAATAATACAACAAGATATTCCTCCCCAATTCAAGTTGGAAGTTTGACAACTTGGAATACCATAAGTTTTGCCCAAAATAGTTCTATAGGAACTGATAAAACCAATCGTTTATATGCTTGGGGTTCTAATAGCAATGGACAATTGGGTACAGGAAATACAACCTATTACAGTAGTCCAAAACAAATTGGTGCATTGACTACTTGGAATAAATTATCTCAAGGCTCTGTTTCATACTTCTTTGCAGGGCTAATTATTTAAATCATGCCTATCACATACCCATACACCCAATACTCTGGAGTCTGGACAACAAGTCAGGCGACTGATGCCGTGGCTGCGGGGACGTGGGCTAAACCTCCTGCGCCGCACTTGTTGTCTTGGGGATATAACGCCAATGGTCAATTAGGACTTGGAAACATAACCAATTACTCTTCTCCTAAGCAAGTAGGATCATTAACAAGTTGGATTGTCCTTTCAACAGGTTTTAATAATAATAATTCTTTAGCTATAAAAACAGATGGTACGCTTTGGGCTTGGGGGAATAACAATTTTGGACAACTTGGTTTGGGGAACACAACAAATTACTCAAGCCCAAAACAAGTTGGAACATTAACAAATTGGCTTACTGTTTCTTGTGGAAATTATTCTGCTATTGCAACAAAAACTGATGGCACATTGTGGGCATGGGGTAACGGAGCAAATGGTAGATTGGGGTTGGGCAATACAACCAGTTATTCAAGCCCTAAACAAGTAGGCGCCTTAACAAATTGGTCTTCTGTTTCAGCGGGTTTTTATACAACTGGAGCAATTAAATCCGATGGCACGCTTTGGGTTTGGGGATCTGGCGCATATGGAGCATTGGCCCAAGGAAATTTGACTTATTATTCTTCGCCAAAACAAGTCGGCGCGTTAACTAATTGGTCTTCTTTAATTACAACTAATTGGTCTTTTTTAGCAGTTAAGACTGATGGCACATTATGGGCTTGGGGGAAAAATGGTAGTGGCGAACTTGGATTGGGCAACACAACAAGTTATTCATCTCCAAAACAAGTCGGTGCGCTAACAAACTGGCTCTCGGTTTCTGGTGGAAATTATTTTACATTAGCCATTAAAACAAATAATACATTATGGTCTTGGGGAAATAATGGATATGGTCAATTGGGCCTTGGTAACATTACATATTATTCATCACCCAAACAAATTGGATCCTTGACAAATTGGTCAAAAATTGCCTGCGGACACAATTCTACTGCATCAATTAAAACTGATGGCACGTTATGGTCATGGGGTTTTAATAGTTTAGGAACATTGGGTCTTAACAATACAACAAACTATTCATCACCTATACAAGTAGGATCATTGACTACTTGGTCTAATATATCAAGTGGTAATTATCATATTTTGGCAATCGCCAAAACCTAAGGAACACAATTGAAAAAGACACTGCATTTCTTATCGGGCATCCCACGTAGCGGGTCAACCGTCTTAGCTGCTATCCTGAACCAGAACCCAGAGACACATGTCTCCACCACTTCGGGCTTGGTTCATGCGCTGGACGGTCTTGCCAATACGTGGCATTCCGCTGGGCTTCTAAACGAGAACGACCCAGAGCGTAAGAAATTAGCGCAGACTATGCGAGGCATGATCGATGCCTTCTACGAGGAAACAGACAAGCCCGTCATCATCGACAAGGGCCGTGGATGGCCTATCCCCGTCATCATGGGCGCTATGTCTCAAGTGCTGGGACATGCCCCTAAGATCATCGCTACAGTTCGCCCTGTGCCCGATTGCATGGCTTCTTTTGTGCGTGTTGCCAAGCCAGAAAACTTGGATGAGTTCATGTACTCAGGCCAGCTTGCCGACCACCTGAAGGCCGCTTACATCTCTTTGCAGCAGGGCTATGAGGCCATGCCTGACAACTTCCTGTTCGTAGAGTACGACAACCTCTTGGCCGATCCCAAGACGCAGCTTGACCGTATCCATGAGTTCTTGGGTCTGGCTCCGTTTGAATATGACCTGTCCAACATTGACGGCACATCGGTCAAGGAAGACGATGAGAACCTGCACGGCTACGCTGGGATGCACGACATCAAGCCAAAGCTGGAAAAGCTGCACAACGATCGCCCTCAGGACTTGCTGAAGTACCACTACAACCAATTCTGCCAACCAGAGTTCTGGAACGACAACAAACGCACCATGCCCGAGTTGGATGATCTTGACCTGCAAGTAGCTGCTGGCAAGATGGGTGACTTTGTTGAAGGCTGGAGACTGACGGAGAAGCTGGCAGCAGAGCGCCCTCAAGACCACCGTGCGGCGTATAACCGTTCATGGTATTTACTCAAGCAGGGAAAGATTGGTGAGGGCTATAAGCAGATGGATCGTGGCCGTTTCTGCGGCATCATCGGCGAAAAGCATCCTGACACCCCTGCGCCCGAATGGGATGGCCGTTCTAAAGGTACGATTCTCTTGTACTGCGATCATGGCCTTGGTGACCAGATCCATCAGGTGCGCTATGCCCAAGACTTGGCTAAACGTGGTAACAAGGTGATTGCTTGCTGCTCGGGCCAGTTGGCTGGTGTGATGGCTCAGGTAGAGGGCGTATCGGCTGTGGTTCAGCACGGCGCAGAGTTTGGTGTGTACCATGACTTCTGGGCGTTTGCGATGATGGCTCCGAACTACCTTGGGTATGAATTGGAAGACCTGAGTGGTAAGCCTTACCTGCCCAAGCCGAACGTGATTCGTGGCCGCAAGAAGCGCATTGGTTTGCGCTGGCAGGGCAATTCCAAATTCGAGGAAGATCATCACAAGAAGTTCCCGTATCAGTTGATGTTTGATGCGGTGAAGGATGCGGATGCGGAGTTTGTATCTTTGCAGCGTGATGAGGGTGCAGACGCTTGTCCGACATGGGTGAAGCGTGTACCATTGAACACATGGCAGGATACGCAGGTTGCGATTGCTAGTTGTGATTTGGTGATTAGTGCATGTACGTCTGTGAGCCACATGGCGGCGGCGATGGGCATTGATACGTGGGTGGTGATTCCAGTGATGGGTTATTACTTGTACGCCATTGACGGCGAGAAGACACCGTACTACGACAGCATGACCTTGTTCCGCCAAGAGGTCTTTGGTGATTGGGTGGCCCCATTTGAGAAGATCAAGGCCAAGTTGGAAGCAGAGAAGAAACCTCTACGAATGGTGAGCTAATGAGCTACAGGTATGCCAACGCTATTGTCCAGCCAGGGTTAAACACTCTGGTTGCGCCTACTGGTACGCCTGTTTATAACTTGTATGGCTGGGGTAATAATGGCAATGGTCAATTAGGTCTTGGAAATATTACCAACTATTCTTCTCCTAAACAAGTTGGCACCTTGACAAATTGGTCGCAGATTTCCTCTGCTGAAATTTCAACAATGTCTATTAAGACTGACGGAACTCTGTGGGCATGGGGTAACGGAGCAAATGGTAGATTGGGGTTGGGCAATACAACCAGTTATTCAAGCCCTAAACAAGTAGGCGCCTTAACAAATTGGTCTTATATTTCTGCTGGTAAGAATTTCTGTTTAGCTATCAAAACTGATGGTACTTTATGGGGTTGGGGTGTAAACGGTTTAGGTCAGTTGGGTTTAGGCAACACTACATACTATTCTTCCCCTAAACAAGTTGGAGCCTTGACCAATTGGCTTTTAGTAAGTGCAAGTCAATATCAACATACTGCCGCCATCAAAACGGATGGAACTTTGTGGACTTGGGGTAGTGGTGCTGGGGGTGGATTGGGTGTAGGTAACACCACAAATTATTCGTCTCCTAAGCAGGTTGGAGCACTCACTACTTGGAAATATGTATCTACAGGCGTTTCTTCAACTTTTGCCATTAAAACAGACGGAACTTTGTGGGTCTGGGGAAGAAACAATCTTGGTCAATTAGGGTTAAATAATATAACCTACTACTCATCACCAAAGCAGCTTGGAGCATTGACCAATTGGAAAGTTGTGGCTGGCTCTATTAGCGTATTTACTGGGGCGGTTAAAACTGACGGCACGTTGTGGACATGGGGAAACAATGCGAACGGGGCTTTAGGATTGGGTAACACAACTAGGTATTCCTCTCCTAAGCAAGTAGGCGCTCTAACCAATTGGTTGAACCTTGCCGCAGGTTACTACAATGTGTTGTCAACTAAGACTGACGGAACACTTTGGTCTTGGGGAAGAAATAACTTAGGTCAATTGGGTTTGGGCAATATATCTGACTACTCTTCACCAATGCAAGTTGGACTATTGACCACTTGGAAATCTGTAGCTATTGGTTCTAGAGCATCAATAGGACTATTGTATTAATATGCCATACGCTTATCCATACACACAATACGGCGGCATCTGGAAGCTGAACGCTGCTAGCGCGGCTCAGGGTGCGGGGACTTGGCCCTACATTGGAAAACCATACCTATATACATGGGGCTATAACAGTTTTGGGCAGCTTGGATTGGGTAACATAACAAATTACTCGTCACCCAAACAGGTTGGAGCGTTAACAAATTGGTCTAATGTTGCTCCTGGTTATCTTTTTACTGCTGCAATAAAAACCGATGGTACTCTATGGTCTTGGGGTGTTGGAGGTAATGGCGCGCTTGGTTTAGGCAATACAACCAATTATTCATCACCCAAACAAGTTGGAGCCTTAACCAATTGGTCTAGTGTTAATTCGGGATACAATCATGTTGGCTCTATAAAATATGATGGCACTTTATGGATGTGGGGACACAATGCATATGGCGAATTAGGACTTGGAAATAGAACAGCGTACTCATCTCCAGTTCAAGTTGGCGCTTTAACAAATTGGTTAAATGTTGCTTGTGGAACGTATTTCTCTGTTGCAACTAAAACCGATGGTACTTTGTGGTCATGGGGACGAAACAACAGCGGTCAATTGGGTCAAAGCAATACAACAAATCTGTCATCTCCCAAACAAGTTGGATCTCTAACTACATGGAATAATATTTCCATTAGTGTTGACTTTGTTATTGCAACAAAAACGGATGGAACATTGTGGTCGTGGGGTAAAGGAGGCGCTGGAAGCCTTGGATTAAATAATACAACATACTATTCATCGCCTAAACAAGTTGGTTCTTTGACTAATTGGCTTCAGCCGTCTGCTGGGTCGAATTGTTCCTATTGCATCAAAAC